GTTCCACCAGATACTCCAGGTATAATTTCAGCGATACCCATGAAGACACCTTTTAAATACAAATCGGGTTTAATCTTCATAAATTATTTTGTTTGGGTTCTTACTAATCTAAATAAAATTGGTGAGAAAGTTGCTGTAATTACAGCTAAAAGAATTATTTGTTGTTCTAATTCTTTTGAAATTAAATCTAGATGAACTCCTATTTCTGCCATTGCAATAATTAGACTAAATCTTGCAGAAAGTAAAAAACCTCCTGCAAGCATATCTCTAAATTTTATCTTTGAGAAAACAAGTAGAAGAGAAGGGATGAACTTAACTCCAACCGCAATCAAGAATAGATACCCTACTTCGACAAAAAATTGTGTTTCAGAAAAAACACTAATGTCATAATTTAATCCAATGTTTATAAAAAAGATAGGAATTAAAAACCCATAAGAAAATCCTTTTAAGCTGCTTTCTAAAGTTCCCCTATTCGAAAATGTGAAAGCGAAAATCGTTCCAGCTAAGAATGCACCAAGTATTGGCTCTATATCAAAAAATACTGAAACTCCAACAAGCACCAACATAAGGGCTATAGAACTTCTTATTCCCAACTCATCCGGATCGTTTCCGTCAAACATTCTAGAAAATAGTTGAGGATTCCACCAAGCAACTCTTCTAATAATTCTTAATAACATGATTACTGTTGAAGCACACGCTATGGAGTGCTCAATAAATTCTCTTGCAATACTAAAGGGTGGATTGGTGAGGATTAAATCTACCTCACCATCCCACTCAAAATAATCTTTGCCTTCTTGAATTTCTGTCCAAGAAGTCTTGATTCCTTTGTTTTGTAGAAAAGATACTATTCTGCCATCTCCTTTGCATGGTTCATGCGCAGTCTTAAATTGACTCCAATCAATAGGGAGTTTTTCGTAACACCACTCAGGAGTTGGATAAAAATCGTATGCGTTTCTAGGCAACGAAGTCCTCACCTGGTTGCCATTCACAACCTGTTAATCCACCAGCTTTAATTGCTTGTAGAGTTCTAAGTACTTCGTTGGCATTTCTGCCTGTATCAAGTGCATTTACACTTACGTGCTGTACAATATCATTTCTATCTATGATATATGTGGCTCTATAGCAAACACCTGCTTCTTCGTTTACTATTCCAAGTTTAGAAGACAGTCCTAAACCGCAATCTGCAGCTAAAGAGTGTTTGATGTTGCCAATGAGTTCATTATCTTGTTTCCAAGCTAATTTACAGAACTCATTGTCGCCACTTATACCGATTACATTAGCTTCATCAACTAATATATCCATACCTGCAATTTCTGTAGGGCAGATAAAAGTGAAATCTTTAGGATAGAAGTAGACTACTGTAAAGTCATGTTTCAATGGTTCATAATGCTCAGTAACTGATACTTGTACAAACTCATTATTTTCATTAACACCCTGCAAAGTAAATGCAGGAAACTTCTCACCTACTCCAATCATGATACGTCAAACTCCTCTGAAATTTCTTCAGAAACAGAGCCTTCTTCGTTATTGATTCTTCTTAGAAGCTCTAACTGTGCATCAGCAGTAGGTCTTGGTAGGACATCGTCCATAGACTTTAGATTTGCAACTAAGTCTTTTTCCCAATCTTCAAGTTCTCTTGGTTTGCACTTAAGAACTTGTAGTTGATACTCAACATTAAACACCTGCGGACCAGTTTTCTTTCTTTTGAAATGAATATCGTAACCAGTCACTGGGTCTGTTGGGTCGCCTAATTCTTCCATCGCTACTATGATTTGGTCGAATAGTTTTCTTTTTAGATTAAGAACTTTTACACTTTTATCAGCGTAGTCAATGCACTGGACGGCATAAGACCATCCACATTTTAAGTCTGGATAAAAGTCGCGAACATGGTCATGTTCTACATTATTGAAAGTTTCTGAGTTTCTATCAAACGCTAAACATTCCATAGGAATATTCTTGTTGTTTTCACCCTTAATCCAATAGACATATCTAGGTAATAAATCACCTACTAGTCTAACATGATGATCCTCACCACTAGAATAGTTGTAAGTATCGATTTTTTCTTTTTGGGCTGAGCCCTTGGTTTTATTAAAATTTATTGCCATTAGTTTTCCTCAATGTCTCCTCGAAACAAAAGTGAATCCGACCATCTTTTATTTCAAGCAGTCTGTTATTTATTAAAATATCTTCTGAAACTGGACATTCCAGAAGGTCTAGTGTGGTGTCTTTACTATTTACATAGTTGTGATAATTGCGAAAGGACGCGACACCTGCATACTCTGCAACTTCTTTATCACTACATGCTCGACCGACTTCAAGTAATTCTTTCGGATTCAGTAAGAACGACTTACCGCCAAATCGATACTGATAAAACTTAAAAGTCTTATCATAATAATTTTTAGGTTGAATCTTGTAAGTTATAATACGAAGGATTTGAATAATGTCATTGACATTTCCTTTGCTTATTTTTACAATCTTATTCCAGTCATATAGTAACATATATTATATCAAATTTTTAAGCGTGTGTCAAGAACTATTTTTCTCAGGTGTAGTACCATCTGAAGTTCCTGGATTAGGAGCATCTTGTTTATTCTCAACCCCAAGTAGTCTTCCTCTTCTTACCTTGTCGAGATGCTCTGGGTCAAGAGTAGCATGAACACCAGCTTGTGCCATTTTTACAATACTACCTTGGTAAACATAACTACCGCAATGCATTAGTTCTACTAATGGTAATGCCCATATATCTACTCCAAAGTTTCTTACAGTTTCTGAAAACATATAATCTTCTGATAAATATCTATTTTGATGATTAATAATACAATCAAAATATGCCATTATTTGTTCACCTCGTTCAAATTCTCCCTCTCTTAAATGGTCAGGAGTGTATAGTCTTTCAGGGTGGTGCTTATCATATTCTTCAAATACAGACCTATGTACAAACATAAATCCTGTTGCACCTTCTTTAATTTTTACTGGCTCAAACACAGGTGCTTGTCCGTTTGGATATGCCTCTGGTAAAGCATTAAATACCATATCTCCTGCAACTTTTTCTAAATCTGTAGGACTATCATCATAGTTTCCAGTTTTGGCTGCGTGTAATACTTTTTCCCAAGCAATAGTTTTCTTTGGATATAATGCACAAAAAACTTGCATTTCAGGATTTTCTGCTAATAAATGCCACATATAGATTAAATCCATTGCATTCCACGCTATATCACTATCTATAAATAGTAAGTAATCGCAGTCACTTTTTAAGAAGTTTGCGACACAATAG